TCATGATAAAAAATAGAAAGTGCAGAATAAAAAGGCTGATCCTCCATCCTATAAGCCGAAGAAACCCCACCGACATACAAAAGATGCTGCCAGTGCCAAAGCACAACAACCAGCGCAGCCAATCCCCTGACAATGTCAAGGGAGTATAGATGCTTTGGCAGCTGATTTTTATAAAACATACTCTTCCCTGATCGTGATTGCGCAAATACATTCAGGAAATATTACAGTACATTCAATTAATCATGAAGTGGTTTCAAGCTCACCAGCACGTCATACGCCGCTTCGCACGTCACGCCCCGGGCGCGGGACTGATCAGCATCTGCCGCCATGAGTCCCGCTCTTTCATCAGCGAGCTTGAACACGTCGGCAAGCACTCGGGCGGCGTGGGCAGCTGCCTTGCCTGCGGCGGCAGTGCAGGAATTGCGGCCGGCTTCACTGGCTGCGAGTCGGTTGGCAAGGTCGTCGGCTGCATCCCGCACCCGGCCAGACTCACGATTAGCAGCAGTAACGGCAGCAGTTGCCGTGTCGATGAACACTTGACCATTTTCCACCACCTTGTTGATTGCCTGTTGCCGGGCCTGCTCTTTGGCGCGCTCGGTACTTTCGTTGAGTTCCTTTGCCTGGGCGTCCGCGGTGTCGCGGTCGTTCCAGCGGGATTGCCACTGAGCATTTGCCAGGGTTTCCCCGTGGTGGTACGCGCCGAATAGCGCCAGTCCCACCAGCAGCAGGACAGCCAGGTAGGGGGCGATTCGCCCCAGCAGGCTCATGCTGCCGCCACTCCCGCCGCGATTGCGTCCGCCCCGCTGCTACCGGCGAACAGAGCCGCTTCAGCAGCCCGGCGCCGGGTAAGACCACGCATTGGCACGCCGGCGGCCTTGTTCCAACGTGCGAACTGGGCCGCGGCGCCAGTCATGTCGCCGGCATTGACCAGGCATAGCAGGGTTGACGACAGGAAGTTACCCGCGCCCAGGTTGTAGACGAAGTCCACCAGCGCATCGAACTGGCCCTGTGTCAGCGCCGCGGTAACCGCTCCGGAGACTGTCTGTTCCCGGCTCGAAAGATCAGTGACGAGCTGATCGGCGGCCTGATCCTGGGTCCAGGTCAGCCCGGGTACGACCTCTGGCCCGGTGTGCCCCCAACCGATGGTCCATGGCGCACCGCCGGTGGCTGGATCTGGATAGGCAGTCAGCGAACAGTTCTCGAAATATTTCAGCACCGCGATACCGTCGGGTGATGTATTCATGGTTTCTCCGGGAACAAAAACCGCTCAAGGGCGGCTGTGGCTGTAAGGTACTGGTCAGGCCGGCGGCGCTGGCCAGTCGATAGTTGTGGGGAACCCGGCCTGGGCCGAAATGCGGTTTACTGCGATCCGGTACTGTTTCCATGCAGTCAAGCTCGCAGTGTCATCAGCCGTGGCGCTACCCAGGTCAACGGCATCCTGCAAGGGGGCAATGCGCAGCGCAGCAACACTGAGCAGACTGTCGCGCTGAGCATTCGCGGCAGCGAGCACCTCGGCACCCGTTGGAGGTGGCCCGACTGGGTCGGGCGGCAGAGTCTCGGAATAATTCTCGGTGTCCGGATCGGGGAATAATTTCGACGGATCGTCCGGATCAGGCTGCGGACCATCAACTGCTCTCCACCCAGACCCATCCTTCAATACTGCATACCTCATATACTGTCTCTCCAGCCAATTACGCAAAGTTTAGTAGTTGCTGAATCAGACCCCCAATAAATATTGCTAGATTCAAGGATCATGTTTTCCCGACGATTATTGATTGTCGATGATGCATTTCGGAAAATAATAGGCGGAGGATTTGTTGTTGAGCTATCACCAGCAAATGAAGTATTTGGAGCCACAACAACTGACTGCTGATTGACTACATAGATCCACAACCCAATCTCCGTTGCTGTAGGCGGTACTACGCCAGATACAGATACGGCTGTCGGAGTCCACGTTGCACTGCCTGCCGTATACCCAGAAGTAACACCGGATGCCAGCGTTGGATAAAAAGTCACGTTAGAACCGGCTGCCGGTTTCGGCTGCACCCAGTTGCCAATCTGGTTAAAGCTTAAGATATTACCAGATGAGTCGGTCCGCACTGTGCCGACCCTGGCTTTGTGCGTATACCCTGCGGGCATTGTTGGGGCAGTCGCGCTTAGTGAAAACAGGCCAGCCGGTGCTCCGCCTCCCCAGATTACGAACTCATTGTACAGAGTTGCTGCAGATGCCGATCCAGAGTCTAGACCGTTTGCACCGGAACTCGCGAGGCTCGGCGCGATACTTATAGCGCGCAGAACTTGATATGCGTTAGATGCACTCTCAACAATGATCTCATCTGCCGTATACGTTGCGACTTTGCTCAGGCCAGTAGCGCCGCCCACAAGATTCTTTGCGGAGCCCTGGACGCCGACTTGCTGAACTCCGTCAATTGCAAACCAAACACCGGCAGCGCTTGATCCGAGAGTAATCGACGACCCCGTAGGTACTGGGTAGGAAGTTACGGCTCCTGGCAAATAGATACTATCAGAGCCTGCCGCCAACAGGTTCATCGTGCCGGTTGCGTAGTTCCAAAACTTAATAGCACTCCCAGCCGGCATAGTTGAAACGGAAGGGAGTGTTACGTTAATTGCCGACGAGCTATTACCGACAATAACTGCTCCCGCGTGCGTTGCTGCGGTGAGGGTTATATTGGCACTAGCAAGCACAAGGCTACTGTAATGAAGTCCGACACCCTGAACAAACGCGGTTGTCGCAAGATTCGTCGAGTTATCGAACTGCGCAGGAGTTGTGCCGACTGAGTTCGGAAGCTGGTCGAGCACAACAAGATCTGTGCCGTCATACACGACATCTGCAATCTGGCCGGCGGCAACAGTAGCGGCCATCTTTGTGGCAGTTGAGGTGTATTGCTTGAGGTTTTTCGCGCCCAGGCCAGACACATTGAGCGTGGGTGTGGCGCCCCCCGCTGCGCTGAAGGTCACCCGGAACTGCTGGTTTGTCGCATATGCAGTGATTGCGGGGACAGGAGTCAGCGTGAATGCAGGTGAAGTACCCCCAGTCGGGAATGCAGTCAGGCTTTGGGTCTGGATCTGGCCGGCGGTGACGGCATGCTGGCTCTGCGTGGCCGGCGCAACCTGTTCAGGCGCGCCGGTGCAGAACAGCAGGATGTAGGAGCCGGAGCCGACGGAGGTGTTCCACTGAATCCAGGCGTCACCATTTGCAATCACTTCACCGTTCTGGAGGGCCGCATGTGCCCCTCCCACCATTGATACGACTCCAAGCCCGTCGTTGATAGTGCAAGCGCCAGTGCTGGTTGTCTTGACCTTGAAGCGCAGAACCTGGCCCTCGATGCGAGCCGTGAGCGCTGGCGAAAAGGTGCAGACGTAGGTGTTGGCCGTACCTGTGTCGACGCCGAACGCCAGTCCGCCGGACTGGATCTGAGCCGCCAGCTTTTGCGGGGTGATCGCGGTGGCGTTATCGAGGCCGGCGGCCGCGAGGGCGCTGGTGGCCAGCTTCAGGATACCGGCCGAGGTCTCGCTGGCAGCGCCAGCGGCGCCATTCTGCACGATCTTGGCGATGGCCAGTGCAAGCTGATTGAACTGGCTTTTGACCGGTGTGATCCCGGCGGCGGCAAGGACGTTCAGGTTTTCCATCATGATCGAGTTCATGAATTCGGCGTTCAGGATCGTCGCTGAAACGCCGGTTGCCGGGTTGCCGTCAGTAAAATATCCGGTCGTGCCCGGCGCGGTACTCGCCGGGATGGCTGCGACCGCCGTTGAGTTGTCGATTTGATACATCTAAGGCCTCACGAATAGTGAAATTGCAGACGGGTATGCGATGGCTTGGCTTCGGTGAGCTCGCACTCGAGCACCGCATTGCCCCATGAGGCCAGCGGATCACCCATGGCTGACTGACCGGTGCGGAAGTGGCTGATGGTGTTCAGCTGGCAGTTGACCGCCCAGGTGAAGAACCAGTCGGCCCCACCGAGTTGCTGTCCGCAGGTGCTTTGCCCACAGCGGAACGGGGCGTATTGAGTGATGGTAATTGCGTATCCAAGTCCGGCCGCGTACGCCGTGAAGAACTGGATGGACTGGCCGCCAGTATTGGTGAATCGAGCCACCACCTGGTTACGGCGGCCCTGGAAGGTTGGTGACACCCCGGAACATGGATCGGGGAGACCCAGCGTCGCCTCCCACTCTGCGAGGAAGTTCACGGTTGTCGCCGGAAAAAGGTCGTCGATCAGCCCGAGCGCGGAATCGCTGATCCGCGTGAACGTCGGTGCAAAACATGAAACTGCCTGGGCGTGAACAGAGGTCAGATCTTTCGGCCAGACCCTGCCACGCGGCAACAGTCCGAGCAGCGCAGACGTGAAGTCGGCATCGGTATAAGACGGTTTTGGCATGATGATCAGCCGTAAGTAATGACGCCGAGGGTGGGCAGATGGCCGAGGGTATTGGGGATGTTTGCAACCGGGGACGTGATCACAAACCCTTGCGTTCCCGCGATCGCGGAAATTGCCGCCCCCACGTCAGAGACGTCGACAGAAGATCCATCAGCCAGCGGTGCGCCCTGGTCAAACAGAACTCCCGAGATTGCGGCAGCTACTGCTGTCCGGGTTGCGGTCGATGCACCTATGAGCCCGGTAATCGTCCAGGCAATTGGTGCAGCAATCGGCGCGCAGTG